CTTGGATTCGGTGCGGACACACGGCGCACCGTCGCCAGCGAAACTTTTCCTCTTCTTCATTCACCAGAATACGGTAACCGCGAAGCCGGGCGAAGCCGGTGCGCAGCATGGAAAACAAAAAACGAACCGGGTTTGGGAATTTCACGCTGGGGGCCTCCGTTTGCGCCAGCACGCGTCCGGTAGCTGGTCGTTTTCCACCACGTCGTGGTCAACATGCACGCTGGTCGGAAGGTCTTCCCCGAGTATCGCGCACCCGTGCAATCGTCCATCCTTGGCACGCCCTCGCCCGAGCACTTCATCCCGCATTGCGCTGAGTGCAGCGCGGCAAGACCCACACCCCTCCGGCAGCGCCGTATTATGCGGACACGTAGCACACACCCCCGCGCGCCGACTTGCCTCGGCGGCATTCACCCACGGAATACGCGGACCAAGCCCACGGAGAAAAGACATATATTTGAGTATCCGAGTCTTGAGGCTGGCGACGAGCGTTTGGTGAACGGTAGCGTCGTTGATTTCCGCACAATGGGCCGGGTTTCGCGAGCACGCCTGCTGCGCCACTTCGGATTCTACATCACCAGGCGGCAAACCGGCGCGCTTGCGGTAAACAACAACACGCGCCATGACGTGCGCCCAACTATCGGCGCGATGTATGCTGCCGTCAGACTCCTTGAAAAAATATCCCTCGCGGGGATACAGGTTGACGTTGATTCGCTTTTTCATAATATCTGAACGTCGTTACGGTCGTCGAGATAGTCAGTTCGGTTTGTGCTGTCGATGTAACTCCCGCCGCGCAACACACGCTCGTCGGCCCATCCATCCACGCCGTCTGGGTCGCCGGGCAGCCCCACGTCGTTGCCTTTCATGCTGAGCACCACGCCGGACCCCCTCCGGGCGGCATAAACGAAAAGTGTTAGACTATCGGCCTCGTCGGGTGATTCTTTCCCGGTGCTGATGTAGTCCTTTTTCGTCTGCACTTTTTTCAGCTTGCCGGTCGTGACGAACTTTCGCTGTGTCACCTGGATGGCAAGTTTGCTCAGGTCCATTGATGGGCTGAGTAACAGGTATCCAAACTCCGCATACGCCCGGAGTCCGAACCACAACTCACAGCAAATACGGCTGAATTCCTCCGAGCACGGCTTGCTGTCTTCCTCCATCAACTTAGTATCACTCGGACTGTTAGAGTAATTCACGTCATGGATGGCGGCTGACCAGTCGTGTTTCATCAAGTCTGCGATGCCAGCGCCGTGGCCAGTTCGGTCGCACGCAAAATACTCCTGCTTAACCCCGGCGCGCTTGTTGATTCGAATTAGCTGCTCGCTCATGACGACAGTATCGCCCTTGGGCAACATAAATTGCTGTGTCACTTGCAGCCCCCAGCGCGTCGTAGTCCGACTGGCGGTATCCTTGAACATTATCGTGCGCCCGTTCGGGAATTCCAACGTGGCGGGCAACTTCATGCCCGTGGCCCGGCCCCACAACCCCAACGTGTAAGGAGCGCCAGCGCCGCCCTCCAAAGCTAAGTCGCACGCAGCAACGGGCACCGGCTTGTCGAGCCAGATAAATTCTCCCTTCATGTTGCTGAGCATACCCGGCGGGATAACGGCCAGTTCGATACCCTGCGGAGGATACGCGCCACGCCCCATCGTGTAATACCCTGGCGATTGCCGCCCACCGGCATTTAACGCTATGGCTTCCAACCCGGCTCGGGTCTGCAATCCGGGATATACTATTTTATTTTGGACAACATTTTCCGATTTCTCCCCGTCTAAACGAAGAGTATCCCAACCCCTAACACTTTTCCAACGAAAATGTTTGTCAGGGTCAAATGATTCCCACCCAAAAGGCGGTTCTGCACGCTGACCCACTTCATCACGTTGATTTCGAGGGTTATATGCGCCGCCGATTTTAAAGTTTCCTACCTTGCCGTCTTCTTCTATTTGGGATAAGATATTATCGCAGTCGCCCCAAACACCCGCAGGAACGTTCTCTATCTCGTCGATGAAAATAAAAAGCCTTGACAAGCTGCCAAATACTGGATGACCTACGGGACGGGGAACCCTTTTTGTTCCCTGGATACGTCCGGCCTTCTTTGTTTTTCCCACAGGAATGACTACCCCTCGAATTGCGCCCGTTTGATTTCGCCTGGTCCGACCAATAAAAAGTTCTCCAATTTCGCCTGGGAGCGGAAGAGTGGACATCCCATGAAGCCGAACAATGTGGCTGAACAGATTTGCTTCCAAATGAGCTTCACTAGGTCCAAGTAAGAGAACAGAAGTATATTCTGGGTCCCTAATAAATTCTAACATTAACCTTACGCCAGCGCCGTAGGACTTGCTCATACTCCCAGCCCCCATAATGAGAAACTGGTTAGAAGTTCGGAACAATTCCCAAACTGATTTTGTAGCTTGCGGATGGGGAGTGAACAAAGAAGGAGTCCAGAGCATCTGAGCAGCTTCCTCTGGGGCGTCGTTTTCTAACAAAGAGTGTAAATAACTGGTTAATATGGGAATACATTTAGCCGGATTTCCATCAGACAGATTTATTTTTATTTTGCAAAAATCCGCCACAAGTTGTGCGGCTTCTTTTTTTTTGTCGCTGTGAACTAACACAGATACATCACGGGCCAAAAATTTTTCTGGTCCTTCAGGGAGCACACGACCCCCAATGTTTTATTTCGGCTAACTGTCTGGCTTCAATAGCCTTTTCTAAAGACAAAAACCTCCCCAATTTAATGCTCTTCCCGTCAACCTGAATCATTGCTCTCCACTTGCAATTTTCTTTGTCCCAACTTACACCGGAGACCCCAGACATATTGTCAATTCGTATAGTCCCCCTACGAGACTCAGTCCTACGAACTATCTCTTGTGTGGTGTGTTTTCTTCCGACGTGGGGAGCAGCACACTTCGCCTTTGATTCGGGAGAGTGTGTTTTTCTAAACATGGGGTGAAACTTCCCGCGCATGATAGGACCCCCATCACCGCCCGCCGTTGCATTAGTCAAATCAAATCCCAAGACTCTAAATGCCCGGATGTATTCCTGTTCATATTCCTCCCATTCTGATGCCGGAACTTCATCTAAAATTTCCAACAAAGGAAGCAACCCACTAGACTTCAGTTTTTTCAACCAGTTATCTTTGTGCGGGGCGTCTCCCCGATAATTATGGGCGTAAAATCGGTGTCGAGGATTGTTGGATTTCCCGATGTATCGGGGTTCTCCGGTCTCTGGGTCCACCAGAGCATAAATAAAAGTTGTGTCCACGTTTTACAAAGGTCGCCCGCAGTGCAGAATTACGTCAGCGTCGTGGACGTTTGGAAAATCCACCAAGGCTGCGCCTTCCCATCCCACTTCGTGGAAGTGCCGGAGCAGCGGAAGGCCCTTGCGTTTGTATCGCGACGGGGTCAGTCCGAAATTCATGGTCGTGACTGGACACAGCCATTTGATGCCCTCTGCTTCGGATGCAAGCCGTGGATGCTCTCGGGTGTCGTGAGCGTGTCGAGAAAAAGATTTGTGACGTGCCGCGTTGCGGATGGAAAGTATCCGAGGCTTCCAGCCTCGTGCGGACCATGACCGGACCCACAGGCTGAGCAACATGGCCTGGTTGCTGTCCGCGTGCTCACTGCTGTCGAAATATGTGTAAACGTTTTTCATGAAAATGGTAGCGGGAGTGGGAGTCGAACCCACGGTCTTTTGGTTATGAGCCAAACGAGATACCATTTCTCTACCCCGCAGTCTAATAGACAGTGCGTGCGCCGGGCGCTATTCGGGAAAACAAAAGAGGCCGGAAACATACGGTCCATGTGAGTCTCGGCCTCATGGGACCGGGGTGTTCCCCAGTCCAGAGTAATAAAATGATGAATCAATGTTTAAACATTAGTTATTCATAAATCCCTCCCTTTCTATTCGGAATGTGTAAATTGGTCGGGGGTTTCAGACATTACCTGAAGTTTCCGGGTCTCGTCGATTGTCCGGCGTCCTAGATTTTAGACGACCCCCCGATAAATTATTAGTGTGTGCAGAAAGAAACCCGCCAGGGCGGTTAATGGGCGTGGTGTCTAAAGCCATCGTCCTTCCCGTAAGACTCCCCAGCATTTCAGCGCCTTGACGGGTCTCTTTCTGCACACAGTTCATATCACTTGGACTTGCAGCGTCCGCCCTTGACGTAGCCCGGCTCCGCGCCGTTAGCTATGCGCGCCAGGCGAAGCTGGGCGTCCTGCGCAGCTTTTTGCTTGGCCTCTTCGACCACTTTGGATTTTCGGCTGCACTTCGGGCCAGCCTCGTATGTAAAGTTCAGGTTCATGCGTTTGTTTTCTTCTGTTTGTTTTTGTTGTGGTTTGTGATTATCATCCGCACATTCTGCGGTTTGAATTGTCTGCCCGAGCGCGTGCGCGCGTCCATGCTGTTGAGTAACCGCGCAATCTCGGAAAAATTCCCACCATTCGCGCGAGCGTTCAGGATAACGTCGAGAAAAGGTTTCTCTGAAGCACAGTGACCGTAAGGCTTCGTGCCTTCACAGTGAGCGCCGGTAGCTTTGATTCTGTCGCGGGCAACCTTCAGTTTCTTGACGAGGACCGACTTCTCCCATTGAGCTATCGCTCCCATCAGTTGCCGCACCAACACCCTCGTCGGGTCGCCGCCGTCGCTGGCCATGTCGATAAGAGCGCCCTGGTCAGCACTGAAAACTTGCACGCCACACTCACGCACGACTTTGAGCAGCATCTCGGACACCATCAGGTCGCGCGCCAACCGGTCCATGCGCTCGACGACGATTGCCTGAATTGGCAACGATTCTATGTTGGAGTTGCTCCATGAAATGATTTCCATCATGCTAGCGAACTCTGGACGGTCTTCAGCTATGCCCGTGTAACTCTCGGAAAAACTCCGCATGTGGTTTAATTTGTGGGACTTACAAAAAGATTCAACCACGGCTTGCTGCCGCTCGAATCCGTCGCCTTCAACTTGGCCTTTACTACTTACTCGGAGATAGCTCACAACATTCATATTGCACAATATCACGACAGGGTTTACTGTCAAGTGCGGGTTTACTGTTCAGTAAATAGGGGAATCCCCTACGATAGCCGTTTGACGGCGACTTTGACCCGGTATGTGGTCGTGCCAACGAGACCTGCGAGGGCAGATGAAAAACTAATTGGGTTTCCTGCCGTGGCGGAAATGACAATGGTTCCAGAATCCCGGCCAGCGGTAGCCACTGTTAGTCCAGAGGCGGGAGTTGCGGTTGTAGCCCCGACTTCATCCGTCCACGCAACCGTGGTGGATAGTGTGCCCGCGGTGCCTGCACTTGTGACAAGCTGCACAACGGAGACTTCATATAACCCATCGACGGGCGGCGTGAAAAGCGCAGTGCTGGTAATGTTTGCGTTGGTGCGGGTGTCATTGAAATATCCAACAACGCTAACAAGACCGTTGCCTGCCGTGACATCACCATGACACCTCGTAAACAGACCTGTGGTATCCCAACTTATAGCATTTGTTGCCATATATCCTGAACCGTCGTCATTTAAAACAGTTCCATCATTTTGTATTGTGCCCGTGCAGGCGATTACCCCAGCCCCACCGACACCTAAAGTTATATTTCCACTTTGAAAACTAGCAGTTCCATCAACTCCAAATTGTGTGGTCCCTCCTGGGGTATTCAAAACAAGTCCGTCCGTCGTGCCGACGCTAAAAAAACCGCCCGCAAGTATCAGTATCGGAATTGATGGGTCAAACGTTAGTTGTCCATCCGCGCCAAAAGCGCCTCCGCTGTTAAAAATTACCCAGGTATCCGCGCCCGGAGCCGTGGTGCTCTGTTTCGTAGCTAGCCCAGTATCGACATATGTCTTTGTTGCTTTCTGACTGGGATACAACGTGTCGGAATTAGCGGCGAATGTTCCATCGACGGATTTATTTGCGACGTTCTCCGGCGTAAACCCAAGGCTGTTTTGTTTCGTGGCTAGTCCCGTGTCGATGTATGTCTTGGTTGCCTTCTGGCTCGGATACAACGTATCGCTGTTAGCGGCAAAAGTCCCGTCTATTGACTTATTCGCGACGTTCTCCGGCGTAAATCCGAGTGCCGCCTGTTTGGAATTGAATGTGTTCCAATCAGCGAAACTAAGATACCCATTGTGGGTGCTGTCCGATTGTGTGATAGCAAATGCGCCGGTCGCGCTGTTGTAAGTAAGCGGAGCACTAACACTAAGCGATAACCGGGCCTGGGTCGCAATGTCGGAAAAAAGCGCGAGTGTATATCCACCCGCCAAAATCCCGTCATGAGTAATCAGCCGGTGTGTGTCCGTAGCGTAGGTCACTTCGCCTTCGACGCCCGTGAAAGTTGCATTAGCGGCGGCGGTCCCGCGACGGAATTGTGTTTGAGTGCTACAGGCCATAATATTTTTAACAAGGTGGGTCGGTTATGTTTCCCCAATTTTTGAACACGCAGGGAGGCGTCTCGGTAATAAATCTCCAATCATCAACAGTGCAAACCGGGCTGGTAATTAACCCCCAGTCATTCGCAGACGGAGGGACCGGCGTAAGAGTAATTCTCCCACTGGCGAGAAAAACTTGATTTCCAATTTGGACTTGCAGCATATCAAAAAGATGTTAGTGCGGACCAAACAGACCGAAGCCAGCGAAACATCCGCTGACGAAAAGTAACTATCACGGGAGTGGTAGCAATCGGCTCGGGCGAATCCCGAAGCAACTCGACGATGGACTCCGTTACCAACGGGTGGACCACCGGAGCAATCGACACAGCACGACACGAAATAGGTCGCGCTGTTCGGGAGGCTGGAAAAATCGCAAGCATGGGTTCATGGACTACCGGCGGATGTCCGATATGCGACGATAGTGCCGCTGGCCAGGT